GCAGGGCTGGAAGGTGAGCCGGTAAACATTCGGGAATCGACCGCTCTGATGACCGTGGGTCGGCTGAACTCTCTAATCGAATATGTTCAAGCATGGATCTCAGAACATGAAGAAACTGCTTAAAGCTGCAAAGGATGCCCCGTGCATGAATTGCGGGATTCAGGACGGAACCGTGGTGGCTGCTCACCGTAACGAAGGGAAGGGGATGGGCTTTAAGAACCCAGACCATCAGGTGGCCTATCTGTGTTTCGAATGCCATCACGATCTCGACAACGGAAAGCACATGAACCGGGAAGAGCGCAGAGCGTTCTGGAATGCTGCTTATGTGAAGACCGTCGATTACTGGGTTCAGCAGGAGATCCTGAAATGAGAAGACTCATGCTGCCGTATCCGATCAGCGTCAACCGCGCCTACCGAAATTTTCGTGGGATGACGGTGAAATCCAAAGAAGCCCACGAATATCAGTCAACGATCAAGGCAATAGCATATAGCGAAGGCTATAGAGAGCCTCTTGAAGGCCCAATTCACGTTGAGATGAGCTACCACCCCAGAAGACCAAAAAAATACGCTGGTGGGCCTGTCAGGAGCCTCGACCTCGACAATGTTTTGAAGGTTGCCGTCGATTCTTTGAACGGAGTGGCGTGGCAAGACGATAAGCAGATCACTCACCTTTCGATCTGCAAGGGTGAGCCGGTTGAGGGTGGAGCTTTGGTCATCAGCTGGAGGTCAGCATGAAGGAAGTCATCGGAATGGTTCTGATCTGGATCTGGCTGGGAGCCTATCTGGTCGCCAACATTGTGAAAATCATCGATCAATTGAGGAAGTAATGCAGGACGAATATCAGCCACTGACAGAGTTTGCTCCCGTCTGGAAGCGCATCGACCCAGACAATCCTCCGGCATGGGTGAAAAACAAAAAAATGCTGTTCAAGACCGACCACGGTGCAGCCACCATCGGTGTTTTCTACCCCGGCTGCGGTTGGAACTGGGCCTGTGGACTACCCAAGCATTCCGAAGAAGACAAAGCATTTCTCCGCCAACCTCCAATGATTTACGCACACATCAGGTAACACCATGCACGTTCATGAATATCAATCACTCGCTGGTCGATCAGCGAAAGAATTACCGCTCCACACAGCGTTGTTACACATCGTTACGGGTCTTGCTGGAGAAGTTGGGGAACTCAGTGATGCCATCAAGAAAGCCGAGGTCTACGGTAACCCTTATGACATGGACAACATCTCCGAAGAACTCGGTGATGTGCTGTGGTTTCTAGCTTATGCAGCCAACACCTTTGGTTTAAGTCTGGAAACCATTTCTCGCCAGAACATTGAGAAGCTGGCTGCTCGATACCCTGACGGTTACAGCGACTATCACGCATTCAGAAGATTGGATAAAGAGGGCGAATGATGATGACTGCAATCAATATCAGCAAAAAGGCGAAGGAAAAAAAGGAAGCCAGAAAGAAGGGTGAAAGTAAGGAGAAAAACAGGAAGAAGTGATTTCACTTCTTCTCAATTTCCTTATTGGTTGGAAGATATCTTTCGATGACTCGACCAGCCGATTCATCATGCTGCTGAAGCCATTCTTTGGTGGACGGATCAACCACGATGGTCATGGTGATCCGTTTCGATGGGGATGGCTTACGCCCAGATCCTGATCGTTTGCCGCCGTGAGTTTTATTCGTCATCTTCATCATCTTCATCTTTGATTTCAGCCAGCTCATCTGGATGTGCGGCCATCCACGCATCGATGCGCTCTTGTTCTGCTTTTGACTTTTCTGCGTACCGTCTCCAAAACTCAGCTTCCTTTACCGGATCGATTGCCTTGTGTTCAACAGCAATGCGCTCCCGTTCTTCGTCAAGCAAATCAAATATGTTTTTCATTTGTATTCCTCATTTTGTGCAGCTAACCATGCAGCACCACCTTTGGTAATGTCATATTCAGTATCAGCACTTTGGTTGCCATCTTCGTCAATGCGGTATGCAGTCCATAGGCGAAGGCTTCGATCATAAAAGCAACGAGTCATTCGAAGTTTTGATCCGCAACTCTTAACGACGATTTGAGCATCGTCTAGTGGTGTAACAAGTTCGTTGCTAACCAGACCATCAAGAACTTTTTCTGCTAATGATTTGTTCATTTGATGTTTCCGGGCAATGCGCCGTCCTTGGCGCTGGATGATTATGAAAAAAGGGTCGGCGGGTAAGCGTAGTTGCCAATGAATTCAGCGCGGCGATCCAACGCTTCAACGGGGAACCATACGTCATCAGATAAACCAAAGCTGACGGTATATCTGCGCGTTTTGCTTTCATAAACCTTGCCATCTGGAGTAACAAACCAAAGTTTCTCTTTGCGAACTCCGTCAGCGTCAGCTGGAATTTCAAGTGCATACCCTTTACCCATTTCGTTGATTGGTGCGTTCATGTTGTCTCTCCGTTAGATGGGTCGCTGCTGCGTCCCGTTAATGTGTATCTTCCTCTCATAACTTGAAAGTGTCAATATCTTTTTCAAGATAATTTGCACACACAACATATTGTGGTCAAAAGCTAAAAAACACCTGTCAAGACACAACATCTAGTATTGACAACCAACGAAGCAAGGTATAATGGACCCAAGCTAAACCGTCGGAAAGGGCCATGAATTTCCTTATTCAGCAAGCAATCAGGGTGATTGCCCAACTCATTCTTGGGTCAGACATCTTCACAAGGATTCTGGGCGTTGTTGAACGCTGGGCTGACAAAGAGCTTGATGGCGCATCCAAGCGCGTTGGTGTTTTGGATGAGATCGAGGTTCTTGGGATTTCGCTGACAAAATCCGCAGCCAACTTCGCTGTTGAGTTGGCTGTTCAGTTTTTGAAGGCCAAGGCATGAAGCTGGATACCAATGCAGGGTTCAATGCTCTGGCTGTCCTGATTCCAGCGATTGCGATCATTCAGGATATGCAGGAAGGAACCAGTAAAACCGTTCTTCTCGCGCTGGTTCTTGTTGCAACCGCAGTCACTGGGTTCATTACCAAGGGGGACAAAACCCCAGTCGATGAATCAACCGATATCAATGAAGTGCTGAAGAAAGGACGCGAAGAATGATTCGCGCTCAGGACTGCATCGTCTATTTCGGAAACCCACAAAGCCATGAGAAACAGTTCATGGTGATGTGGGATGTTCCGACAGAACTTGAGATCGGCGTCATCCCGAAACGCCTGTACTGCAACAAGGTCATGGTCGAACCACTGACCAGAGCCTTCAAAAACCTCATTGAAACCGGCCATGTCAGCGAACTCAAGACATGGGATGGCTGTTTCAACATTCGGAATATCCGTGGCAGAACCATTCCAAGCCTGCACTCATGGGGTGTGGCCATTGATGTCAACGCGGCATGGAATGGTCTCGGCAAGAAATCCACGCTGACCCCCGGCTTCATCAAGTGTTTTACCGATGCAGGATTTGATTGGGGTGGTCTTTGGAGTCGAACAGACCCCATGCACTTCCAATTGGCGAAACTCCCATGATTCGCCTTTTTCCCATGTTCCTTCTCTCCGGCTGCATCTCAGCACCGATCCAGATTCCCCAGAAGGAATGCAAGCGCATCGATTTACCTCCAGTACCCCAGAAGGTCTACATCGACATCCAAGGAGACAAGATCCTTTCCGATGCTGGTGGGGAGTTGATTCTCAGGGGGTATGTGGAAAGCAGGGAACAAAACAAATGAAAGTAGATGCAACCATTTGGACTGACATTAGAGGCTATGAAGGGCTTTATGAAGTTTCTATGGATGGGCGCATCAGATCGACGAGCAAAATCATAAATTGCGCTTACGGAAAGACAAGGGTTATGCGCGGCGTTGAAAAAAATGGGCGAGTAGACAAGAAAGGGTACAAGCGCGTCGATTTATACAAAGAAAACCAAAAAGAAACATGGTTGGTTCATCGCGCTCTGATGCTGTCTTTCATGTTTATTGAAAATCACAAGAGCATGGACATCAATCACATTGATGGAAACCCATCAAACAATGATATCGGCAATCTTGAATGGTGTACCCATCAAGAAAATTTGATCCACGCTAGAAACGTGCTGAAGAAAGGAAAAACAAAGCCGGTCTCATGTTTTTGCAAGTCTACCGGGCAGTTAATCAAAAGCTACCAAAAAATGGTGGACGTTAAAAAAGACGGTCACAAAGTTAATGGTGTTAGCAAGTGCGCACTTGGCGAAAGGCAGACACACCATGGTTTTTTGTGGCGGTATGCGTAATGCTTTCTGGTTGCCAAATGAAATGCAGCCCGACAGGTCATTTGATATTTGAGGATCGAAGTCATGGCCTTTATTCCACACCCACAGGCTTCACTTTTGGAGTTGATTGCAGACCGGTTACGGAGAACAGTCATGAGTGAATGGTTAAAACTAGCTCTCACCGTCGGTGGTTTTGCAATCGTCACATGGTCGATGGTTCAGCAGCACGAATACCGACTCGACAAGATTGAGGACGCTATGGAAAGCCACTTGTCAAAACACGAAGAACAGAACAGCCAGATTCAAAAAACGCTGACCCAGATTCAGATCGAACTCAGCAAGCTGACGCGGTGATTTCATGCTCAAGACAAGGAGTCGAGCATGGTATCTCTTAAACAAGACCAAGGTTTTAGAGAAGAAGCGCAGTCAGTTCAGTGAAGACCGCCTCAAGTTTATTCAAGAGGCCGGTGGAAAGTGTGTCCTCTGTGGGGAGAGAGATCCTCACGTTCTCGACTTCGACCACATTGAGAACGATGGCGCAGCCTTCAGGAAGGAACACCGAATCAAGAACTTCGTCCAGTACCTCAAAAGGGAAGGTCTGGACAGAACAAAGATCCAGCTGCTCTGCAAAAACTGCAACTGGCGCAAAGAGCGCATCAGGCGTCAAAAAAACGTCATCAGAGATATCAGCTAAAGGTCATCCTCAATGGCAGATGAAGCAGATATCGCGCAGCAGCAAATGGAATTGATGGAAGAGATCCGAAACAAGGAGATCATCGCCCGTCGCCCCATCAAACGAGCCTATGACTGGTGTATCGATTGCGGAGATCGCATCGATCCCAGAAGACTGAAGATCGTCCCAGATGCGGAACGATGCTCAGACTGTCAGCAAGACTTTGAGGTCTACTTGCGAAGAAGCGAGTAGCTCACCAAAAGCACATCAGATGGGAGATCTGAATATGTCGCTCACCAGCAAACAAGAAGCATTCTGTCAGGCCATCGCTGATGGTTTGGGTCAATCTGAGGCTTACAAAGCAACGTATGACGCATCGAGGATGAAGGATTCCTCGATTTACGTCAGGGCATGTGAGCTGATGTCCAACAGTAAGATCCAAGTAAGACTGAAGGAGCTGAGGGAAGCCCTTCAGGAAAAGCAGCTGTGGAGCAGGGAACAGTCCATCAATGCCTTGATCTCTGTGTATCGTGAAGGATCACCCGCCGTGAAGGTTGCAGCAGTCAAGGAACTCAACCTGATGCACGGCTACAACGCACCCATGCAGCACAACATTCAGACAAGGATCATCATCCAAGATGAATCCGAGTAACGACATCCATGTCACGCTGCCAAAGATGCACCCCGGACAGCGGCATCTGGATCAGACCGCCAAGCGATACAACGTCGCCTCAATGGGTCGGCGTTTTGGTAAAACCGTCCTCGGTATCCGTTTGCTGGCCAAAAAGACCATCAATGACTCCTTGCCGGTGGCGTGGTTTGCTCCGAACTACAAGCTATTAGACGAGGCATGGCGAGAGGCCAAGCGACGACTTCACCCAGCCATCATTCAGAAATCAGAGCAATCCAAACGACTTGATCTTTCAGGTGGGGGATCGATTGAGTTCTGGACCCTTGAAGATGAGTCTGCTGGTCGGGGCAGGAAGTATGCCCGTGTTGTTGTGGATGAAGCTGCTCATGCCAAAAAGCTCAGAGAGTCATGGGAACAGGCGGTCGCCCCGACTCTCACGGACTACCGAGGTGATGGGTGGTTCATGTCAACACCAAACGGCATGAACTATTTCCATGAACTATGGCTTTTGGGTCAGGGTGGAAGAGAGGACTGGCAAAGCTGGCAGATGCCAACAACGACCAACCCATTCATTGATCCTAGTGAAGTTGCAAACATGCGCGGAATGCTGCCTGAGAGGGTCTTCAGGCAGGAATATATGGCCGAATTCCTTGAGGATGGTGCTGGTGTGTTCCGTGGTGTGGATCGTGCGCCTGAGAGCCTCTGGCTGGATCACTCCAATCTGCGCGACAGCTATGTCATCGGCTGCGACTGGGGACGCCACAACGACTTCTCGGTATTCACTGTCCTGAACCAAAAAGGCGAACTGGTTCACATCGACCGATTCACTGACATTGGCTATGAGCTTCAGGTCGGAAGGCTGAAAAACCTTTGGGAACGCTTCAGTCGATGTCCGATCCTTGCAGAGTCGAACTCAATGGGTGGCCCTTTGATTGAGCGCCTTCAAAGAGAGCGCATGAATGTCCATGCCTTTCACACCACAAACGCCAGCAAATCCGAAGCCATTGAATCCCTCGCACTGGCCATCGAGAACGGTCAGATCTCATTCCCGCATGACGAGCGCGTCAGCGTCTTGAAGACTGAGTTGGTCGCCTTCGATCAAGAACGACTCCCCTCGGGGATGATGCGGTATGGCGCACCCTCTGGGCAGCATGATGACACCGTGATGGCTCTGGCCATTGCATGGCATGGCGTTCACCTCACCAAGAAGCAGCCGGTCATGATGAAGATTGCATCCCTATGAGCATTGAAGATCCGAATCCGATTCTGGATTCAGTTGCCCTGATGATTCAGCAGAGGGCTGAAGAAGCATTTCAACTCATGATGCGGCGGATAGCTGAAGGTGAACCACCGCGAACGGTCATTGACGAGATCACTGCATCTTTCGAAGCAGCGTACTATATCGAGCTTTCAAAAGCGTTCAGTCAGATGTTGATTCAAAACTTCAGCGTTGATGATGTGAGAAGCCTTCAGATCGGTCGAATTGAACTCTCAAAGCATTTGTATAAGTTTCAGAGGATGGTCAACGCGAACGTCCTTCGAATTATCACCGATCACATCAAGGGATTCACTCAAGCAAGGGATCTGGCGATGCAAATCTATGATGGCTATGCCTCCGGTGTGGATCTTCTGAACGTCAAGGCACATCTCCCCAAGTATCTTCGTGAAGCCTTGATGGATCCTGCTATCAGTCAAGGGTTTGCTCAGATTGTTGGGAGGATCAAGGCGACTAACCTGAAAACACCCGCACTGAAAGCCGCTTATCTTCAGGCAATTGATGCGCTTGAGAATGGGGTGGGAAGAGCAAGGCTTGAAAAGCTGACTCGAATCGCTTGGTATCAGCGGAATCGCTATTTCTCTAATCGTATTGCTCAGACTGAACTATCCAGAGCGTTTAACAATAAGATTGCTCAGGATCTATTGGATGACAATCAGCTGGATTGGGTTCAGATCCGAATGAGCGTGACACATCCACGAACGGATATTTGCGACTACCATTCGAAGCTGAATATGTATGGTCAAGGTGAAGGCGTCTATCCCAAGCGAAAAGCACCTAAGCCGCCATTCCATCCGCATTGCCGGTGCAAAATCATTCCACGCTATGACATTGACGCTGAGGCCAGTACAAAGCCTGATCTAACGGCTCCGTGGTCATTGATGAAAGACTTCAGTGAATACGATCAGCGTCTGATTGCTGGGAGCGCTAGTCGGCTTGAGAGATTCAAGAACGGTGAAACGATGGATTCGATCTACAGTACGGACACCAATGAGATGTACCGCACTGAGTACCTTGATGGGACAACGATTAACAAATAGCGGTTAAGCCACCACATCAAACCGGGAAACGAACAGCTTGTACTGTTCCAGCCGATCTTCATCCGTGATGGTTTCCTGCCAGACCGCCGTGAATGGGTTTGCGGCATTCTCCATTGCAGCAATGATGTTCGACTCCATTGTGCATAGGGCTGAATAGACGGCTTCAAGACCACCCGAATCCGACTCAGACAGAGCAGATCCGAAATAGATCATCACGTTGATACGCTTGCGCGTGATGGTTGCTGCATGTTCTCCCTTGGCTGGAACGATGCGGATGATTGGGTAATCATCAGGGCTGACCCCAGCCTCGATACCGATCTTGCATGTGACGATGCCGGGGATATCCGAAAGAACGTCTTTGATAGCTTCAAGGGTGGTATACATCACGCCCTCTCAATCGCCACAGTCAGCTGGTTGACGTTTGTACCGGTATCGGACGCAGCCAAAGCGTTCTTGGCCTGATTCAGTACGAACTCGAACTCCTTGCGGTAGTCCTTCAGTTTTGACGCATAGGCATCGCCTTCGGATGCGCTCTGTTCAAGGCAAGTGATGATGTAGGCCCGAATGACTACCAGCCGATTGCGCCATTCCGCCGGGAATGTTGCGATGTTGTCCACATCTGCATAGGCTCGATATTCAATGGTATCGGTCACACGATTCTTGAGATACGCATCGGTGTAGGTGAGGGAAAGTGCCATGCTAGACCTCCGTTCCAATTGATTTGATGATCTGTTCGAAATAGCGAGGCGCGTTCTGCATGGCCTTGACCATATACGGATCGCCCTTGTATCCGGGGTGATTCACGAACTTTGCAAACATGAAGCCATTGCCTGATGGCCACCTGAGAACCTTCTTTCGGTTTGGCCTGATGACATGTGGCTTTGCACCCCAGTGAACAAAACGCCAATAGGGTGCGATCTGGCTTTCGTGATAGACAACATATTCAGTGGCTGCTGTCTTTCGCAGCTGAACCGACTGATGAAGGCTTCCAGTCTTGGTGTGGGAATCTGCGCCATCCACCACATCGCTGAACACTTTCTGAGCAAGACGAGCGACGGCTTTTTCCTGAATCCTCGGGATCAGAGCAGCAAACGCTGCCCTGATCTCTTTCTCACCCGTCAGTTCAATCTTCATGCGATGGGATTGCTGTTCTGATCTTGTGGTTGACCCGGCGCGGGTTGAATCTCAGAAGCTCCGTTGTCGATGGCCATCATCAGCTGATCGAGTTCTTGCGGCTGCAAGGTGGAGAACTGAAGCTGGGTGATGTTCTTCATGGCTTCTCGAATCACTTCAGCAGGGAATCCTGCCGACTGCATGTTCTGAAGCGTCGTCATCTCAGCGCCCAGATCCGCCAGTTCAAAGCTCTTGGCCCAGACTACTTCGGTGGTGTTCTCAACGCCAAGCCAGCGGCACACGATGTCCCATGCCCTTCGCTCAAGATCCTCCATGCGTCGAGCAAAGGAAGTCAAAGAGGAGTTGAGTTCTTGGAACCGAATAGTCAGCGCAACCCCTGATTCAGCTTGTGAGGGCTGCTCGACTGTTAAAGCAATGCGTCGAATGGTTTCTTCCAGCTGATTGAGAACCTCACCATAAATCGTGGCCGGTCCATCCGGTGGCGCAATGAACGCAGGACCATCGCCTCGATGCACCAGCATGTTGTGAGTGCCAATGGCTTCAGCGACTTCACCGGGTTCAAAGTTGATCTGTTCCGGTGGGACTTGATACGTCAGAAGGGAGAAGGTCTGGCTGCGGAGGATCTCATCGCGCTCACTGGCGGCATTGAAGTAGCGCCTTGAAAGATCAGCGATCTGGGCAAAGGTTCCGACGTAGGGGAATTCACCTGATTCGCTAAAAATCAGGACAGGGCAGACGCCAAGATTATGAACTCCGCTCTCATACCGAAGGCTTGGGTCATCCATGACGCCGGGTTTCTGGATCCACCACTCAGTTTCAGTGAAGACTCGCCAGACAATCTCGACCTGTGTATCGACCCGATAGACATCATTGAAAGCAATCCGCGTCAAAAGTCCGCGAGGGTTGGTCTCATACGCCATGACCTTTTCAGGCT